TACGAAACTCCAATAGGTTCAACAAACAGTTCAACAGCAAAAAATGAATAATTTTATTGGTAAATCATGGATCGGTGTTGTAGAAAACATTGATGATCCATTAAAACTAGGTCGTGTGAAAGTTCGTATCTTTGGTTATCATACTGAAGATTTAATTGCTTTGCCTACAGCAGCCTTACCTTGGTCCACACTAATGACAGGACCAAATATGTCAGGTTCATTTAATGTACCTGAACCTGGTTCTTATGTTTCTGGTTACTTTAGTGATGGTGAGTCCACACAAAATCCATATATTGTTGCAGTATTGCCTGGAGTCAGAAACTTAAAAGATAATCCATGGAATACAAATATAGGTTTTTCACCACAACCATTATTTCCAGGCAATCCAGCAGAACCAGATGCACCAGTAATGCCTGATGCAATTGCAGATGCGGCTAAGAGTAATCCAACAACGAATTCGTATATCTCAAGGGGTATAGTTGCTAACACAGGCATCTCTTTAACCAATTCATCTTTAGGTCACGTTTGTGATTTCAGATACAATTTAAATTTTAGTATAGGTTCAATTGGATTAATTAATCCAATAACAGCAATACAAAATGCGATAAAAAGTGGTAAAAATAAAGCTGCCATGCTAATTGCATCAATCATATCACAATTGAATGACCAACTAAGATTGGTGATAAAAGGTATACTGGTTACATTAAATTTGGATCCAAGTGGAATATTATCTTCGGCATATTCATATGTCAAAAATATTGTACGTCAAATCAATGAGATTACACTTAAAATTGCTAAGGTAGTTGAGACTGTTTCTGCCGTTTATTATCTAATACAAGACATACAACAAATCATTACATATCTAAAAAGCTTGCCAGCAAGATTCTTGGCTATGTTACAAGACTGTATTGCAAACTTTACAAGTGCAATTAAAAATTTCACCAGCCAAGTTTTGGCAATACCTGGCGCTATTGGTAATTCGGTCCAATCAGTTGCTAGTAATTTAGGTGGTTCAGCAGATAGTTTATTATCTTCACTTACTGCTTCAGCACAAACACAAACGGGAGATTTACCAGATTCTCTAAAAGGTTTATTTACGGATCCAAATTTAGACCATACAACAGTAATAACAGAGTATATAACTAATACATATGATGCAAATACAGTTATGACACAGGTTGAATCAACTAATTTTGATCCGAATAAGGTACAATGGGCATGAGTGATAAACCAAGTTTCTACAAAGGTTGGACAGAACCAGAATCGGCAGCAAACACCGATTACCAACCAACATATCCATACAACAATGTAACACAGACTCGTTCTGGTCACATGTTTGAATTGGATGACACCAAAGGCCGTGAAAGAGTTCGTTTACAACACCGTGCTAATACTTTTATAGAAATGCATCCCAATGGTGACTTTGTACATAAAGTTTTTGGTGATGGTTATGAAATTATTGTTAAAGATAAGAATGTACAAATCAAAGGTACTTGTAATATTACGGTTGAAGGTGATGCATATCTTTATGTGATGGGTGATAAGGTTGAACAGATAGATGGTAACTTAGAACAACACATCAAAGGTAATTATACACAAGTTGTGGAAGGTGTATCGAATATCACATCACAAGGTAATATGAGAATTGATGCTGGTAGTTCTTTGACTGGTTCATTAACACTTAGTGCTGGAGATGTGGTAACATTGAATGCTGATTTGAGTGTGTCTGGTGAAGTTGTTGCTGATAAGATATTCTCAAATGGTCGTATAGACACATCACCAACTGGTGGAATAAGTGCGGGTAAATATGGTTTTGTTACTATGTTGGGTGGTGTATCGGTGGGATTCCCTGTGGCAGTACCAGGAAATATCATCTGTATTGGTACGATGAATGCTGGTCTTTTAGTGAATGCTGGAGTTTCTGTTAATTCTCCAGTTGGTAATTTTGGTTTTATGTCGGCTGGACTGATGACGGACGTAGTGAACACATCAATTTATGATTCACATATACATCCGACAACTAAAGGTCCGCCGTCATCACCTATGGTTTAAGGATATAAAATGAGTATTTTTGGTAGATTACAATATGATGCGGCCAATACTTCTAGTATTGTGAGTCCTTTGTCATCAAACGTCATTTCAACGATGAGTGGATTACCACCATTATTGAATACATGGCAAACTGCTGATGCAGCAAATAGTAATGTTGGTGGTTATTTTCAAAATCCAGTTGCAAACGTAACACAAAATATATGGAACGTTGCAAATACTATTATTGCCATAACTGACCTGAATAATGTCGCAGGTTTGGCCAATGTTTCATTGGTTGCCAATTCTTTAAATTCGGCAGCCAATAATTTCTACGGACACACCAATAGAATTTCTGGTGTAAGTTCAAATGATGATAATCCAACATTACCACATTATAGTTCTGCTGTGGCGGTTAGCAAAGTGGTTATGTATATTACATTCCAGTCTGATGGTGTACAAAATAACGCACCTCTGATGGGTAATTTCACAAGTTTAACACAAAATGCTAACTTAACGATTTCTTACAATACAATAAAAGATTATGCAAATACAATTGCAAATAGTATTAACCATAGTACACTTACATCAAATTTGACACCTACACAATACTCAACGATACAATATCAAATGAAAGCTGCGGCAGATTTGATGGATTCTCGCAGAACCGCAGATGTGAATTTCTTCTATAATTCACAGGCAATCGTTAGTGATTATAATACACTAAAACAATTCAGTACACCAGGTCAATCGGAAGTTTACTTATTCAATAATTTTATTGGTACCGATAAACTGAAGACCAGGATTAACTCATAAATAAAAGATGGCAACCATAAACAAAATATACTCCGACATAGATTTCACTTTTACTAAGAAACCTGTGACGGCAGACGTTGCGTTGAGTTATGACACACAAGCAGTTTCTCGTTCCATTAGAAATTTGTTAAATACCAAGAATTATGATAGACTTTTCAATCCCGACTTAGGTTCTCAAATTACGGGTCTATTGTTTGAAAACATATCACCAATTGTTGCTGGTACGATGGAAACCATAATTTCAAGTCTGATTAATAATTATGAACCTAGGGCTAAGTTACAGAGTGTTAGAGTAACATCACAACCAGATTTAAATGCTTATAATGTTTCAATAACATTTTACATAGAAAACGCAACACTACCAACAACAACAACAATTCTTTTAGAGAGAAACAGATAAAATGGCTGGTGCTAATTCACAAATTCAGATGACAGATTTGGATTTTAATACAATTAAAAACAATCTGAAAACCTTCTTAAAATCACAAGATACACTAAAAGACTACAACTATGAAGGTTCTGCACTTTCTACATTGTTGGATGTTTTGGCTTACAATACACAATACAACGCATATTATTTAAATATGGTTGCCAATGAAATGTTCATGGACTCAGCCATTCAAAGAAGTTCTGTTGTTTCTCAGGCCAAATTGTTAAATTATACACCAAAATCATCATTGGCACCGGAAGCTTTTATTAATTTTGTTGTAAACCAAGTAACTGATTCATCATTAACACTTCCGAAATTTACATCTTTTATGTCGGAAGCAATCGATGGTGTAAATTACAACTTTGTAACAACCGATTCAACCACAGTTGAAGTTTCAGGTAACAAAGCAACATTCCCGATGGTAAGTATCAAGCAAGGTATTCCATCTACATTGACATTTACGGTCAACTCATCATCTAATCCAAAATATTTGTTTAATATACCAGAAACAAATTTAGATACTACTACTATACAAGTATTGGTACAACAATCATCTTCAAATACCTCATATGAAGTATTCACCAAAGCAGAAAACTACCTTTCATTAAATGATACATCTTCGGTATATTTTTTACAAGAAAGTTTGGATGGAACATATGATATTATTTTTGGTGATGGTGTTTTAGGTAAACAATTAACAGATGGTAATATTGTGATTGTATCATATGTTGTTACATCTGGCATAACTGCTGCAGGAGCCAATAACTTTGTCGTTATGGGTTCTATTAATGGTTATGCAAACACAACAACTTCCCCTGTGACGGCTGCAACAACAGGTTCAGCAAAAGAATCTGTTGCTTCTATTAAATTCCAAGCACCAAAAGCTTATTCAGCACAAAAACGTGCGGTTACTAAAGAAGATTATATCTCTGCCATACAACAAAATAATTTAGGTTATTCTTTTGATGCGATAAATGTATGGGGTGGCCAAGAAAATTCTACACCTGTATATGGTCAAGTTTTTATTGCGATTAAGCCAGCAGGTGCATATACATTAACTTCTACACAAAAACAAAGACTAATTTCAGACGTTATCAAACCAGTTTCTGTGATGACTGTTGAACCAACACTTATTGATCCAGATTATACCTATATTCAAATTACAGCAAATGTATTATATGACAGCAAGAAAACGAATTTAACGGCTGGTCAAATACAGGCATCTGTTAGAACAGCCATTAATAATTTAGCGGTAACAAATCTTAATACATTCAATTCTACTTTTTCTGCAACCGATTTTACAAATGCAATTGCTAGTACAAATCCTGCAATTATCACAAATGAAATTTCTATCAAATTACAAAAGAAATTTTATCCAAATTTATCAACACCTTCAACATACAACTTATATTATGGTACATCATTAAATCGTGGTCTATTTCAAAGTGGTGTTACAAGTAACCCATCGGTACAGTTTAGAAACCCATTAAATTTAGCAGAAATTATTGATGGTGTTTATATTGAAGAAGTTCCTTTGGCAACAGGTGGTTTAGAATCAGTAACAGTTATTAATCCTGGTTTTGGTTATCAATATGCACCAACCGTTACGATTCTAGGTGATGGTACAGGTGCTACAGCCGAAGCAGTCATTTCAGGTTCTGGTTCAATCCGAGAAATCAATGTGTTAACGGCAGGTACAGGTTACACAAGTGCGATTGTACAAATTACACCAGCAACTAATGATACAACTGGTGCTCTTGGTGCTGGTTTGGCAACATTACAAGGTCGTTATGGTACACTCAGAACATACTACAACGATTCACAAAATGTTAAAACAGTATTCAATAATAGTATTGGTACGATTGA